CTGTCATCGAAGAAGGCAAGAATGCTGGAATTATCGGCGTAGGCGGATTAATGCTGTGTCGTATTCCAGAGGAAACGGTCGACGAAAGAACTGAATATTATCGGGAGCAGACCCGCAACCAAATGCGAGCCGTTGACGAAAACCTGATGAGGGAACAACATCCCTCGATGCCTATGTTTAATGATAGGCAAAGTCGTGTAACCTTCGGGGGCAAGAAGTCCTCCGAATAACTTTTAGGAGTAAGCAATGGCTAATACTAATGTAGCCTTCGGCCTCAAGCCGATTAATGCTGCTGGTAGCGCACCTGCTACACAGGGCACAAATGCATACTTCATTGGTAGCACTGCGGACGCGATCTATCAGGGTTCTCCGGTAAAGGCTGACAACGGTGGAAGCATCGTTGTTGCGTCTGCAACTGGGGACACTGAAGCTCTCGTAGGCGTATTTGCTGGCTGTGAGTATGTTTCCGCTTCAACAGGAAAGAAGACTTTCTCAAACTACTGGCCCGGCTCTGGTTCTGCCGACACAGATTTCGATATCATCGGATATGTGTACGACAGCCCAATGCAGCGCTTCATTGTTTGTACAGATGCTTCTATCACTAATGAGGCAACCGCTAAAGCTGCTATCTTTGAGAACGCAGCTATGTCTAGCGGTGCAAGCGGTAGCGCAACAACTGGTATTTCCAGTGCCGCAATGGACATCGACGGACTCTCATCCGCTAATACCTCCCTTCCATTGAAGGTCGTTGGTATTCAGAAGGATGTAGACAACGAAGATTTCGCTGCTGCTGGTATCCAGATGATTGTAATGATCAACAACCATGCATTGCTTCAGGCTGATTCTGAAGCAGCAACAACATAAGGGGGATTAGATTATGGCTATTTCTCGCGCACAACTTGCCAAAGAACTAGAGCCGGGTCTCAACGCCCTCTTTGGCATGGAATACAACCGTTATGAAGGTCAGCATGCTGAAATCTTCGACACCGAGTCATCTGACCGGGCATTCGAAGAAGAAGTTATGTTGAGTGGTTTCGGGGCAGCCCCAGTTAAAAACGAAGGCACCGGGATCTCCTATGACGATGCAAACGAGGCTTATACCGCTCGGTATAACCACGAGACCATCGCTATGGGCTTCTCAATCACCGAAGAAGCTGTTGAAGACAATCTCTATGATCGTCTGGCTTCTCGTTACACCCGTGCACTGGCTCGTTCCATGGCACACACCAAGCAGGTGAAAGCCGCTAACGTACTGAACAATGCCTTCACTGGCGGCGCAAGCGCTGGTGGTGACGGTAAAGCTCTTTGCGCTACCGACCACCCGCTGACCAACGGTGGCACTTTCGCCAACGAACCAGCAACTGCTGCTGACCTGAACGAAACTTCTTTGGAAGACGCTCTGATCAGCATCGCTGGATTCACTGACGAGCGTGGCCTCATCATCGCACTGCGCGGTATGAAGCTAATCGTTCCACGTCAGCTTCAGTTTGTTGCTGAACGTCTGCTGGTATCCAACCTCCGTGTTGGTACAGCTGACAACGATGTCAACGCCATCAAGTCATCTGGCATGCTGCCAGAAGGTTATGTAGTCAACGACTACCTGACTGACACTGATGCGTTCTTCATCAAGACAGACGCTCCAAACGGCTTCAAGCACTTTGAGCGTATGCCAATGGCAACCAACATGGATCCAGACTTCGACACTGGCAACATGCGGTTTAAGGCTCGTGAGCGGTACAGCTTCGGCTTCTCCGACCCACGCGCCGTGTTCGGTTCACCGGGCGCAGCCTAAGTAACCACGCCCTTAGTTTCGTCTTTGGGTTGAGAGGGCGACTATCATTTGATAGTCGCCCTTCTTTATGATAAGATGATATAACCCTGACAGCCGCATGGTGCGGCTGACACTAGCCACGACAGGAGATCTAAATGGCTCGTTCTACCTTTTCAGGTCCGGTGAAATCAAACAATGGTTTCGAGGGCAACATTAACCTTACTGCTTATGCCGCAACAGCAATTGCCGATATTGCGGATGCAGTTAACACTGCAAACAAAGCTGATGGTACAGTTGTTTGGGACACAACCAACAACAAGCTAAAAATTGCTACAGGTTCTGCTACTGATGACACATGGGTTGACGCAGATGGCACCAACGCTGTAACCCCTAGCTAATAGGAGGCTTCAATGGCTGGTCCAGTAAAAGCCTACAATGCCTCGGGAGTCGGAGCCGTAGGCCCCGCACGTTCACGGATTAAGCAGATTGGCGTCTACTGCACGGGTGCAGGAGCATTCACCATTACCAATGGTAACGGTGGTGCCACACTTTTGCAGCAGAAGTTTCCGGTAGGGCACACATTGCTCAACATTCCCGGAGACGGTGTGATTGCTGATGCTGGCGTTTATGTAAGCGCCATCTCAGGAACCGCCGCTGAACTGACAATTTTCTTGGCATAAAACAATGACTGCTCACGAGATACGATCTATATCTCAAGTTGGCACAAGCGAACCGTTTGAGCTACAGGTCGCTCGTGGGCAGATTCCGGGTCATAAAACTGTTTTTAAGTTTGGCTACAACGCGGCTGTTGGAGCCACTAAGGAAACCATTTGGGAACAAGGCGGCTTATACGCTTACCCCGCATCAGCCACGGTAATGACCATATCAAGCAGTTCAGCTAATGACACTGCCGCAGGTACTGGTGCAAGAACAGTAGAAGTTTTTGGCCTAGATGCTGATTACAACGAAATAAACGAAGTTGTTACATTAAACGGGCAAACGGCTGTTAATACTACAAAATCTTACCTGCGTATAAATCGCGGCATTGTTCGCAGTGCAGGTAGTGGTGCCGCAAACGCTGGCACAATTTACGCAGGAACAGGCACAGTGACCTCTGGAGTTCCTGCTAATATTTATCTTACCATCAATGGTGACGGTGATAACCAAACATTGATGAGTCTTTGGACAGTTCCCGCAGGATACACAGCATTCCTTACAAAGATGACTTTATCCACAGGGACATCTACCAACACCAAAGCCGTTTTGAATGCTAGTCTTGTTGCTAGGCCGTATGGAGAAGTCTTTCAGATAAAGGAAAGATTTACCCTGACAGATGGCACACACGAGCAATTTTATACTTTTCCATTAAGGTTTACAGAAAAAACAGACTTGGAGATGAGGGCGTTTTCTTCTACTGGGTCGGTTGCGTTTAATGTCTCTGCGGCGATGGAATTTATTTACATAAAAAATAACGGTAGGTTGTAATGGCACCTAAAAAGAAAAAATCTGTGAGCCTGTCTGTCAAGCGCGGTGAAAAACTTCCTGCATCCAAAGGTGCCGGATTGACCGCGAAGGGTCGTGCGAAGTATAATAGGGCGACAGGTTCTAATCTGAAAGCGCCACAACCTAGTGGCGGCAAACGCAGAACATCTTACTGCGCCCGTTCAAAGGGACAAATGAAGATGCACAACATCAATTGTAGTAAAACCCCTAAGAAGCGCATTTGTGCAGCGCGGCGGAGATGGAAATGCTAGATTATCGAACCATTATAGCTACTGTGTTAGTTGGTTTCATAGGCTGGGTGGCTATGTCTGTGGTTGACCTCAAGACGGATACTGCTGTTATTGCAGTAAAAGTTGACGAGAACCACAAAATGCTCTCCGTACTATGGGAAGATTTTTTAAGGGACAGAAACAATGGCGATCTCGCGTGGTTCTATGACAGAGCAGGTATCAAACCCACCTTCCAAACGGAGCAGTAAAGTGGCTAAAGATGCGTGTTATCGAAAAGTTAAAGCAAGATATAAAGTCTTCCCGTCGGCGTACGCAAGCGGGGCCATCGCCAAGTGCCGTAAAGTCGGAGCGGACAACTGGGGTGAAGCCAAGCAAAAGCCCAAAAGAGCCTTCCGAGGTAAAGCAATCAGAGGAGAAGCAGTAGCTCGTGGCTGCGGTCAGGTGATGAATGGTCGCCGCAAGCGCACCAAGGGCCAAGTGAGTCAGTTCTAATGGCAGTCAGAAAGACGAAAAAAGGTGCGGCACTCAAGAGGTGGTTCAAAGAGGAATGGAAGGACGTCCGCACGGGGAAAGTATGTGGGCGTGGCAAAGGTGAAAAACGGGGTACTCCATATTGTCGCCCCACCAAACGCATTAGTAAGAAAACTCCTAAGACCGCAGGAGAAATGACAAGCGCGGAAAAACGTAGTAGAATAGCGCAGAAGAAATCTCTTGGTCAGCCAGCTGGAAAGCCAAGGCGGGTCAAAGCATTACGGAGAAAGAAGTAAATGGCTACTTCAGGTTCACGAGATTTTAATCTCGATGTGGCAGAAATAATTGAGGAAGCATATGAGCGGTGTGGGCTGGAGGTTCGCACTGGTTATGATGCTCGTACGGCGCGTCGTTCGCTGAACCTAATGTTTGCGGACTGGGCTAACCGTGGCTTGAATCTTTGGACAGTCAAGCAAGGCTCACAAGCTTTAACTGCTGGCACAGCTACCTATACCTTTGATGCCACTTACACGGACTTACTTGAGGTCGTGGTTCGCCGCAGCGGTACGGACTATGAATTAGACCGTATGTCTCGCAGTGAGTATTTAACCCTGCCAAACAAGACCACACAGGGCAGACCAAGCCAATACTACTACAACCGACAAGTTACCCCTCAAATCACGCTGTGGGCCACACCAGACAGCTCTAGCGACACTCTGGTATATTACTACGTCCAGCGCATAGAAGACGCTGACGCGCTTGTAAACACGACTGACGCCCCTTTCCGTTTTTTACCCTGCATGGTGGCAGGTCTGGCATACTACCTTTCGATGAAAAAAGCGCCAGAGCGGGTGCAGTTATTGAAAGCTGTGTACGAGGAAGAGTTCCAACGTGCGGCAGACGAGGACGAAGATCGGGTGCCTTTGAAGCTACAGCCGAGCATCTCGTATCTGAGGGTTAACTAATGGCACGGTATGCTTCAGGATCAAATGCTTGGGGCTACTCTGACAGATCTGGTTTTCGTTACCGTCTGGCAGAGATGATGACTGAGTGGAGTGGCGCAAAGGTTGGGCCGGATGAGTATGAGGCAAAGCATCCGCAACTTGAGCCTATTAAAGTTGGCCCAGACCCGCAGGCTCTGCGTGATCCAAGACCGGATCAACGTACGGAAACGGCGGTTGAGATATTATTGATGCCAAATCCGTTTGTTAGCGGTAGCTCTGGTTCTGCTGTCATAACTGTGCTAGAACCATCACATGGACGCACAACGGGTGATACAGTAAGATTTAGAAAGACACAGGGTTTTGATGGATTCAGCAGCACGGTATTGGAAAAGGCGGATGGGTATACGATTACTGTGGTTGATTCTGGGAGCTATACGTTTACGGCATCGTCAGGAACAGCAACAACGGGTAGTCAACGCGGGGGTGGTCAAAATGCGACTGTCGGCCCAGTCACGCTGGAGGCTTAAATGAGTTATACATATGCACAGCTAAAAACAGCAATACAGGATTTTGCGGAGAACACCGAGACTTCTTTCGTTACGCACTTGCCTGACTTTATTCGTGCAGCAGAGGATCGTATCTTCAAGCTGGTTGACCTTGAGGTGTTTCGTAAGAACGCAACATCTAATTTGACGTCTTCAGATCCGTATCTTTCTGTGCCTTCTGATTATCTTTCTGCGTTCTCTATGTCTATTACGCGGGACAGCGCGAAAGAGTTCCTGTTACAGAAGGACGTGAACTATTTGCAGGAATACAATCCAAACCCTGCAACTACGGGTGTGCCAAAGTACTATGCCTTCTTTGACATTGACAACTTTATTTTGGCTCCGACACCTGACAGCAATTACGCAGTAGAACTGCACTATTACTATCGCCCAGCTTCACTGACGGCTGGCGCGGATAGTGGAACAACATGGCTCAGTGAAAACGCACCTAATGCTTTACTTTACGGATCGCTCGTAGAAGCGTATATTTACATGAAAGGTGAGCAAGATGTGCTCGGCATGTATGAGAAGCAATTTCAGGAAGCGTTGAGCCGTATCAAGGATCTGGCAGAGGCTCGTGAAAACAGCGATGCATATCGTAGAGGCTTGCCTGATAGGCCAAGGACATAGGAGTAGATTATGGCGACATCAAACGCGGCAACCACATATCTGGAACACGCTGTTCTAGATTTTATTTTCAAGAACAACTCGGAGAGTTTTACGACTCCGGGCGACAGCATTTACATTGGATTGGCTACGGCTGTTTCTGACCCAGAGGCGGGTACACTAACAGAAGCTACCTTCACCAACTATGCTCGTCAGCAGGTAACGGCAGCTAACTGGACGCTGGCTTCTGGTGTTACTGATGCACAGACAGTGACCAATGCAGCTAACATTGAATACCCTGCATCAGGCGGAACCACAGAAACCATCACCCACGCATTCGTTGTTGATGCAGCGTCAAGCGGCAACATCATGTTCATCGGTGCATT